GGCCATCGGCCCGCCGCCGGTCTGCAGGAAATCGCCAACGCGGTCGCCAACATCTTTGAGGATGTCGGCAAACTTGTCCTGCTCGATGCCTACGGTTGCAGCCGCTGTGGCGAGACCCTGAAACTGAGTCACAGATGTATTCGCTACCGACGCAAGTCGCGTTAGTTCCCCAACGCTCTGCGTGATGTTGGACACCATGCCGCCAATCGCTGACGCCACTGAGCGGAAAGCGTCGGCAAGAACTCGCCCGATCTCAATAGCAGTGAGGAGGCGAAGGTTGCCAGCCATCTTCTTCAGCATGCTATTGGTCTGACTGCCTTCTTTGTCGACCTCATTAAACTGGCTGGCCAAACGATCCTGGGCTCGCTGAAACTGGTTTGTGTCAATCGCACCTTGCCGCAGCAGGCTTTCAAGGTCTTCAAGTTGCTCTGCGTGCTTTTCTTCGGCGGTCATGTTTGCACGAATGACTGCCTCGCCACGCTTCATCACTGCCTGCTTTGCGTCTTCAGCGGCCTTGACCATTGCAGCAGCTTCAGCGGCTTCGTCCGCCGCCTTCTTAACTGCTGCGGCTTCTGCTTCCTTCGCAGCCTGAGCCTGTCCGCTGGCATCGTAGACGGCTTTTGCGTATGTCTCCTGTGAGATGGCACCCTGCGATAGCAGGTCGTTGAGCCTAGCCACCGATGCAGCACGCTTGTCTTCTTCAGACGTGTACTTCGCGGTTAGGCTTGCTCCCTCAGAGAATGCCGCTGCCTGATCTGTCGCGGCCTTAGACAAGGCATCCATCTCGGCCTTGAACTGCTCGGCGGTGACTTGACCAGTACGGAGTGCCGAGCCAAGGAAAGCGACATCGGTAGCGAGTTGCTGCTGTGCCGTCGCTGCTGCCGCGTTGCTTGCCCCAAGTTCGGACAAACTGCCGGAAGCCTTGCTGATTGAAGAACCAAGGCTGGTAAGAAGTTTGCCGACTTCTTTCGTGCCGGTTTTGATGCCGCCTGTATCGGCGGTGAACTTCATGTTGAGGCCAACGGCATTAGCCATCTTTGTTAGCCCTCAACTGTTCTGCGAGTTGCCTGAACGCCTCGGCTATCTGCGCATTGCTCTGCGGTGCCTTCTCGATTGGCACGAAGTCGATAGGCTTCGGCTGTCTCGATTTGCCGCAGTACGGTGCCAGGACCGCCGACGCCAAGACGCCTGTCTGATGCCAGGAATCTTGCAGCGGCATGTAGTAGCGATGAATCGCCATCCACTCGCTCAACTCTCTGCTGTCCATTGTCTGGCATAGTTGAGCCACCGTCATGCCGAGTTGCGCGGCCAGCCGGAAGAGGAAGACTCTGGCAGGCCGCATGTTCAGTTTTTTGCGAGTTCTTCTACGTCACTATCGGTGATCGCGTTGTGCTTCATCGCTGCTTCCCAAACGCGAGTAATCACGCGAGCAGACTTCGTAGCCAGTAGGTTGATTTCCTCGGAAGTGAAAAGCAGTTTTCCTTTCTCATCGCAGATCACACGCTGAAGGAACTTGCTGCGAAAGTTGTCAACTCCGGTGTTTTTGTTGACCATCCAATCGTTTTCGTAACTGTCACGCTCACCGACAGACATCACGCGGAGAAACACGCTGCCACCCCACTCAGGCACTTCCACTTCCTTTAGGCCCATGTCGTCGGCTGCGAGAATCTGTTCTTTGGTCAGAGCCATCTGGCTTCTCCTAGTTATCGACAATTTTGAGTGTCACCGTGTACTGCGTCACCCCATTGAGTTGAGGGGTGTACGCAACGGATTCCCAAACAGCATACGTCGAAAGTCCGACGCCACCACCGGAAATCTGCAGCAACTTTCGCTGGCCGAAGTTAGAGATATTCGTGTTTGTCGTGCCCAGGCAAGTCAGGGACACGGAGCCTTGATCTGCAAGCCACTCCGTATCCCGCCCCGTGCGTGCGCCACCATAGCTCCAAGACAGGTCACGAACTTCCTTGAAGTCCACACCGTTCCACGTTGCGGTGATGCTTACTGATTCGATTGCCAAGGTTACACCTCAACGCGAACAGTCGCACTTCCCCTATAGATGTCATTCATGACAGCATTGATGTTGGAGGCACTGCAAGTCGCAGTGGCACCAGAGAAAATACCAGTCACAGTAAATGAACCGGAACTTCCTGGGGCGACAGAACTATTTCCAAGATAGTCGAACGAAACCTCGATGCCAGTGCTGCCATCAGGACCGCCCTTTAGCGGTGCCTTCTGTGTCTTGAAGTAGTTATCTTTCGCGATACCTAGATGCGTGACATCAATCACAGCATCTTCGGAGTAGTTGACGGTGACGCTCGTGACTGAAAACGTCGTCCCCTTGTAAACCACAAACGTAGGCGTATCGTGTGGCGTTGCGTATGCCATTCTTAAATCTCCTGCCAGAGAACTTCGAAGTCCAATGTGACTGAGTATGCGATTGGCACCTCAGAACCCTCCAGGGCAACGGTGTCGTCGCTTTCTCCTGCGAGCCGCGCGATGCTCACCTTTGTATTTTCAAAAGAACCTGAGTACCCATCCAGACTTCGCCTCACGGCGTCAGCGATTTTTCGCACGGTGAAGTAGGTAGCGGCGTAGATTTCGTAGGTGATCGAAACAGTCGGCACCCCCATCGGCCCAGACAATGCCAGTTCCCTAGAGATGTTTCCGCGACTCCAGACGATGAACGGAAACTCGTCGCTTGCCTGTGCGATATGCGGATAGATTTTGTGGCCGACATACTGCGTCACCGACGCATCGCTGATTAGCCGGTTCCACAGCACAGACTCTGGAGAGCGGAACATCAAATCCCCTTCTGCATCCTGTAGGCTACTTCTTTACCTGCGTTCTCAACAGCCTTCGACAGATAATTTGACAGGCCTGACTTCATGGAACCGGCCGACTGTCTGAAAGCCCTGGCGATCGGCGCGATAGCAGGACCACTGCCAAGGTTGACTGCCTGCCCCTTTGGTGCCCTCTTGAAAAACGCTTTTGGGTATTTAGGATTCGTCTGAACGCGATTGCCTTTGCCCTTCATCTTGTAGGCACCTAGCGTTCCAAAACTTGAAGCAACACCGCTTTTACTTCCGCTAACTACATGTGCTGCTACAGCAGCATATCCGCCAGACTTAGTGCGGCGTGAATATGCCTTTCGTTGATACGGAAGAGTGCCTCGATTATTCGTGCTTCGCTTCGCAGTCCCGAACTCAATCAGGCCCGCATGGAACGCCCGGTCTTTGCCCTTCTGAACCTTGCCGCCTGTCGGTATCGTTCCGCCTTGGCCTGCAAGTGTGTAACCGACAAGCAGCACGCCGTTGCCAGTTTCGTCATACACGATGGCTTTCTTGGTGATGGCTCTTCTGAGGTTGCCTGTCGGCCCCTTTGGCGTCGTCTGCCTTAGTGCGGCCAATGCTGGCGGTGCAGCCTTATTGAGTGCAGCCTTGAGGTATTTGCGAGTAATCTGAGGGCCGAACTGCTGAAGTTCAAGAGCGAGATTCTTTAGTTCTGGGTAGGCGACTTTGACGCCGAAGTAGCCATCTTCGTATCCGATCTCTGGCATCACTGCACCTGTTCGTCACAAAGGGCAACGTGTTCGCTGCGGTTGTCGTACTCAAGCAGGCTCACGATATCGAGAATCCTGTCACGCCACTTGAATCGGTTGTTCTGCGTCAGCGTTGCAACATAGCGGAATCGCACACGATGACTCACCGTCACTGATTGCTGCCCGTACTCAAGTGCCTCGCGTGCGGACACACCATTGACACTCGCCCAGATTGTTGTGGTGTCAGCCCATGTCAGCGTCGTTTCACCGATCGCGTTGTGAGTTGCTGTCGCAGTTTGTATTGTGACACGCTCACGCATCTCACCTGGCCGAATCATGCGTAGGAACCCCACTTGCACGTGTCGAGCAAAGCCTTGACGCCGTACTCTATTTCTTTGCTAATAGAGCCAGTAATCACAGCAAGACGCTGCTCGTACATATGTCCTATCAGCATCAGCATGGCGTGCCGAATAGTCTGTGGCACATCAGAACCAGCAGCACCGTAGCCAGCCCACCACGTCACTGTCACGGCGTTTGGATCAGTCAGGTGGCTAGGCCAGGTGCCGTTGTATACGGTGCGGATGCGGCCAGGCGTGGCATCCCTATCGACACGATAGCTCGAAGCCGAGAGCGTTGCCGTCGTCGGCGTGGCCGTCCCTGAGCTGCCAGGATCAAGAGCGTATGTCACCGTGGTTGCCGTCAGCGTGCCACTCGTCGCCATCGGTGGACGTGGCAGCTCAAACTCATAAGGAAACGTGTCCATCCGCATCGTGAGCTGTTGCGAGACTAGAGCCCTGTCTAGGTATTCCTCGCAGTATTTGCGAGCCGCTGTGATTAGCGAGGCGATGTAGGTGTCGTCGTCGCTGATATCTACTCTCAGATGCTCCTTTGCCTCGGACACGCTGACAGGCTCAACAGCAGGTGCCGTCTCAGTCGTCAGGCTGCGGTATCGCACGTCGCCGTCTCCTCGTTCGCTTGACTGCTGCTGTTCGCGTCTCAGGCTCTGCCGTCGCGGTTTCCAGAAACTCAGTCTGTTCCTGCACCTTGGCGATGCCACGAGCAATCAGCAAGTTTGCCTCGCCATCTCCCATCTGCGTTGTATCGCCACGTCGATACCCGCGAAAGCTCTTCACAAACTCTACTCGCATTATGGCTCAACCCTCCAGACGCCTTCCGGCGGTTTCATGTTCGTACAGAAGTCTGTAGCGTGCTGATGCACTGGTTTGCCAAGCGACTCGCCAGGCCACGTCACCATGTATTCGCCATGCCCAAGGATGACACGAGGCGAGACGAATAGACGGTTGCCAGCTTTCTTAAACTGCTTCCAAAAAAATATGTCGTCATCCACTCGCCCCTCACCCCACTCGCCATCTGCATTTGGCACGCCGATAAACCACGGCTTCGGGGTTCTCTTGAGTGCAGCGGTGCTGATAAACGTGCAGCCAAAGTGAGCCGAGTCCACCTCTTGCACTGGTTCGCTAAACCAATCCATAGGTATTTTTACATTCTCCAGAAGGCTGGGATCATCAAGGCCGCCTTTCATCGTTATCATCGGCCTGCCGTCCTCACGCTTTGTCTGCAATCCAGTAATCGCATCGCACTGGAACGTCATAGCGAGAGCGAGCAAATGCTCAACGTCTGCCTTAGTAAAAAAAGTGTCGTAGTCGATCGTGAGCAAATACTCCGCCTCGTCTACAAACTGCTCTAGCACTCTCTGAAGGCATTGTCCCCAGAATGCGCCGGTGACTTTGGTAGGCCGGATGCCAAGCGGCATCAAAGCCTGAGCCCAGGTGAAAAAGTTATCGTTGAAGCCTAGGCGTGGAACGCTGAGAACCGCCTCGACTCGCACATCAACACGGCTGTCGCCAACCTTGACCAGCATATGCACAACTCCAAAGAAAATGGCCGGGCGGGAGTTGGGCCTCCCTGCCCGGCCATCCTTGATAGTTAATATGCCGTGAGCGTCAAGTATCAGCCACTCACGAACACATCAACGCCAGCCGCAGAGGCAGCCACTGGCGACTCCTCTGGCTTGCCAAGACGAGCCACAGAAACCACAGGGCTCGCAGCGTTTGGCGTGGCGTACACATTGAGGTAACGCTTGCGGCCACGCATATCGACATTGAACCGCACAACCGACGTGTCGGACGTTGCCGACGGC